GACAGACGGGCATCATCACTTTGACGCTAAATTTGTATTAATGCATCCGGACTCTCGGGATCTCAAGATATTAGACTACAGCCAAGGGGATACCCAATTGCTTTATCCCCAATTGTATAAGCTTATGGTGGATGTCGGTTATTAATTCCGAGCCGCTATACATAAATAGGCTAGCTCCGTAAACAGCTAGAAAACACAGAAATAATCTTGTTTACACAATCAACCATGAAAAGAGAAGTTATTAATGGACTCAAATCCGTTGTTATACAAAGAGTTGGAAGAAAGCTCAAGAAAGCTAAACGTTCCCGAGGCGTTAGAAATTTGGGAGCCGTCGCCAAGATTAGAACTTACCAACCTAGCGCTCGTAAAGGTCTTAGGGGTGAGGTTAATAGAATCGCTTATAAATCTGGTCTGGGTAAGCCTCAATCAGAAGCTGCTGCTGCCTATATGACCGCTGTTTTATGTCCAGAATTCGCTGAACCAGCAAAGATCCCATCTACATTTCCAATTAAGTCTTCGGTGGGAAAGTTTAGTTTTGATGGGACTGTTCCTACCAACGCCGTCGGAGATGCTTGTATTACAGTAGTCCCCTGGTCTCTGACCAATAATGTAGCTAGTTTCAATGACTCTACGTTTTCCAGTTTTAGCGGAAGTCAATCCGTTACGAATGTCATCAGAGCCAATTTGTCTGATCAGCTCCCTACTAATATGTTAACTAAATATCGTATCGTAGGAGCTTCTCTAAGAGTCACAGCCCTAGCTGGGCAGCTCACAGGAGGTTATTTTGTAGGAGCATGGATGCCTATGCCTCCTCGTGGGAATACAACTACTTTCACAGAAAATCATATGAACAATACAGGCATAGCTAGAACCTATATGCCTACAGAAAAGATCGAGATCCTTTATAGACCTTTGGATGCGGGAGAAACTGAGTTCCTGGATGTAAATGCTTCCAGAGTTTCTAGTTCGATGCAGGTGTTAGCGTGTGGCCTAACTAATCCTATGCAAACAGGGTCTGTCAATCTTAAATGGGAATTTGACGTGATAGTAGAATATATAAATACTGCTACCAACTTTTTATCATCCGACTCAGTCGGTACCACTGACACAAGAGCTATAGAGGCTGTTAGTATCTTGATGTCCGAGAATCCCAAAATTATGGTGTCAGACAGGGATTCTGACTCAAGCTGGTCTAATTATTTCCAGCAAGGAATTAAAAGCATCGCAAGTCACGTTTCTTCTAGGGACGTGGCAAATGTCGCTAAGAGTTTGTGGAATTATGCAGCTCCTAGGGTGCTTGGACAGGGTATGGGATCAGCCTTGGCCCTCCCCGCTGCCTAGACAG